CATCTTCTGGTGCTACCTCGTTTGTTCATGCCGCCTTTGCGGCCAACAAAACATATACAAAGAATACATCTGGTACCTTCACTGCCGGTGAAACAATAACGGGTGCTAGTTCCGGTACGTCTGCCGTTGTGTCCTCTATGACACTTGGTAACTTTGATAACAAGTATGTTACCCTTAATGATTCAGTGTTAAGTGTTGTAAGGACATTACCTCTGTCAAGTAGATCCAACAGTATAAGTTTCTTTGATGCCAAGTATCAGTTGATGCTTAACAACATCCAGTCTTTAACTAATACCGATATTCAGTATTATACGATGTTAAAGATGCATATTAATTTAATAAATGACCTAATGACAGGACAAAAGCCTGTTAGGTTCAACCGTCACATGAACAGGTTGTATATTGATCTGACCTGGGGTGATGGGGGTGATCTTGCTATTGGTGATTATATTATTATCGAGGCCTATCGTTCTCTTGACCCTGATACATATACCGATGTATACAATGACGGGTATCTAAAGAGATATACTACTGCATTGATCAAACGTCAATGGGGTGTTAATCTTAAGAAGTTTGAAGGCGTTCAATTACCAGGCGGAGTAACGTTGAATGGTCAAAAGATCTTTGATGAAGCGATGGAAGAGATAAAGGAGTTAAGAGATGAAGTTAAATCTACTTACGAACTCCCTGTGGACTTTTTTACAGGTTGATAATGTTTATAGCTTATCTCATCAGCCCACATATGGATTATACTGTCAAGGCAACAACTAATCCACGTGGATATACCGAATAATGGCCACCAATTTCTATTTTCAATCTGGTATACCTGGAGGCAGATCTTCTGAGCAAATACTCATGGAAGATATAATTATCGAGTGTTTGAAAATATACGGATTCGATACCTATTACATGCCAAGACATGCTGTTAATGAAGATGTTATTTTAGGAGAAGATGTATTAAATAATTATGAACATGCCTATCCACTTGAAATGTATATGCAAAACATTTCTGGGTTTGAGGGTGATGGAGACCTAATGACCAAGTTTGGTGTTGAGATCAGGGATACAGCCACCTTTGTTGTCGCCAGAAGAAGATGGGATGAGGTAATTGCTTCATCTGGTAATGCTGTTCTAACAACCAGACCGGCAGAGGGTGATATTGTTTACTTTCCATTGACAAAAGCTTTTTTTGAAATTAAAAGAGTTGAAGCCACAGATCCTTTTTTTCAGGTTGGTAAACTTTATGTTTATAAATTAGAGTGTGAACTATTCCGTTACTCTTCAGAACAATTTCATACTGGGGTTAAAGAGATTGATGAGCTGGCAGCTGCAGTATCAACCGATGTTAATGACTTTAATATATTGTTAGAGAACAATTACAGAATGTTACTTGAGGAATTCAATCCTGCAAGCCTCATTTTAGAAGAATATAACCTCAGTACTTTGTTACCAAACACAACTAATGAAGATTTTAGAGGTGAGATCTCTGTCTTGGACTTTTCCGAGCATAACCCATTCGGAGAAATAAGTGTTTAATAACAAATTTTATTGGGGAACGGTTCGAAAGTCAATTGTAGCTTTCGGTAATATGTTTAACAACATTCATATTGATAGGTTCAATAAAGATGGTTCTCTTACACAGACCCTACGAGTTCCTTTATCATATTCTCCTAAGCAAAAATTCTTAGCTAGAATTGCTGCTCAACCCCAGTCGTTTGAACAAAGTTTTGAAACCTATCTTCCTAGATTAGGTTTTGAAATGACCAGCTTGGCTTACGATCCAGCAAGAAGAGTCAGTCTAGTTCAGCAAAATAGAGCATTAAACGGTACTTCTACTACATCTTTAAATTCTCAATATGCCCCTACACCCTATAATATTGCAATGACATTGTATGCCTATACAAAGAATCAAGATGATGGGCTACAGATTATAGAACAGATATTACCTTACTTTAACCCTGACTATAACCTTACCCTTAATGCAATTCCAGCAATGGGTATTAAAAACGATTTACCTATTATCTTAGACAACATATCTTATGAAGATGAGTACGAAGGTGATTTCTCTCAGAGAAGAGCAATTATTTGGACTCTTAACTTTACTATGAAACTTAACTTTTATGGTCCTATCAACAATAGGGGCATTATTAGAACTACAAACGTTACAACATTCTCAGACCCCGCACTATCTAATAAACAATTTTCACACACCGCAACCGTCGATCCCAATACAGCCGTCCCTGGTGATAATATTGCTATTACAGATACGTTTGAGGACTTTTAATGAAATCACTTAACAGAATTAACGATGTCTTTAATGTTGAGACAGATGTTGATTTACCTATTCCAACCAGTATGCCTGTGGCATATAATCCTTCTGAATTAAATCAAGAAGATGATTTTCAATTGGCTCGTAACACTCTTCGTGGTTTAATTAATAAAAACGACGATGTGATGACTGAACTGGTTCATATAGCCAAAAACTCAGAAAATCCAAGAGCATTTGAGGTAGCCGGGCAATTAATATCTGCCCAAACTGCTATCACTAAAGAGTTAATTGGGCTTCATAAAACTAAAAAAGATATTGATAAAGCAAGTGGTAAGATGGAGAATATTAAACAGCAGAACAACATCGTGTTTGCTGGCTCAACATCCGATCTTATGAAAATGATAAATGGAAAATAATTCTTATAATGGAAATGACCTACTCAAGCCAGCCGGCTTTGAGATGCAGTTTACCTCTGAGCAGGTAAAGGAGTTAATGAAGTGCAAAGAAGACCCCATATACTTTATTGAGAATTATTGCTACATTGTGTCTTTGGATAGAGGTTTAATACTTTTTAAGTTATATGACTGTCAGAGAGAAAAAGTAGATACAATTATGAATAACAGAAAAGTTATTCTGATGGAAGGCCGACAACAGGGTAAGACCATTACATCGGCAGCCTGTATACTTCACTACACAGTTTTTAGTTCTAATAAGACTGTAGCTATTCTTGCTAACAAGTCAACTGCGGCCAGAGAGGTATTGTCTCGTTACCAAATTATGTACGAGAATTTACCTCTGTGGATGCAGCAAGGCATCAAGACCTGGAACAAAGGTGACGTTGAATTGGAGAATGGATCCAAGGTATTTACATCTGCCACTTCAACTTCTGGTATTCGAGGCAAATCGGTTAACTGGTTGTATATTGATGAGGCGGCTATTATTCCTAATAACGTTGCAGAAGAATTTTTTACCTCCACATATCCAACTATTATGGCTGGTGAGACCACAAAGGTGTTGCTAACTTCTACACCTTTAGGTTATAATCACTTTTGGAAGTACTGGAATGATGCCCAAGAAGGTCGTAACGGTTTTGTAGCATTACAGATACCTTACTGGAAGATTCCAGGTAGAGATCAAAAATGGGCTGATGAACAGAAGTCGGTCTTAGGCGAACTTAAGTTTAATCAAGAGGTGTTATGTGCATTCCTTGGTTCATCTAATACTTTAATTTCCCCAGACACAATTGCCAGGATGTCTCCTATACCTTTCATGCATGAGAAGGATGGTTTAGACATTCTAGAGTACCCAGTCCCTGGTCATGTATACTTCTCTACAGTTGATACATCTAGAGGTATTGGCGGTGATTATTCTGCATTTACAGTAATAGACACTACAGAATACCCCTATAAAGTTGTAGCTAAATATAGAAACAACAAGATTAGTCCTCTATTATACCCTACTGTGATTCATAAGGTATCCAAGGATTATAACAATGCATACGTCTTGGTTGAGATTAACGATATTGGTCAACAAGTTGCTGATATCATACACAACGACTTAGAGTATGAGAATATGATCTGGGTCGGATCCGATGCCAGATACGGGCAAGTTCTATCTAGTTCTGGAAGAAGTTCTGTATTAGGTGTAAGAACAACGAAACAAGTTAAGCGCATAGGATGTGCAACTTTAAAATCTTTGGTAGAAGAAAATAAACTACTGGTTTTTGATAGAGACATTATATCGGAATTTTCAACATTTATTGAACACAATGGCGTGTTTCAAGCTGATGAAGGCTACAATGATGATTTGACAATGACATTAGTTCTTTTTGCATGGGCTACCAATGACCCTATGTTTAAAGATTTGATGAATGCAAACAATAGACAAGCACTCTATAGTTCGCAGATGAAGAGCATTGAAGATGAGTTAACACCATTTGGTTTTATAGATAACGGGCTATCTAACGAACCAGATGTAGAGGTAGTAGATGGAGATGTTTGGCTAAGTGACAAATATCAAAAAGACTATTCAGATTTTATTAAAGAACGTAGCTGGTAATAGTCAAAGTTCAGTATTTATAAATATACTGGTATAAAATTTGTTATGACAGAATAACATTATAAGGAGAAAAATATGGCATTTCAGCTATCACCAGGCGTTCTGGTAACAGAGAAAGACCTTACATCGGTCGTTCCTGCTGTTGCTACTACAGCCGGCGGCTTTGCTGGCGCATTTGCATGGGGACCTGTTGGTGTTGTTACCACGGTAGATTCGGAAAACGCTCTTGTAACTAGATTTGGAAAGCCTAACAGCTCAACATTCCAATCTTTCTTTACAGCTGCTAATTTCTTGTCTTACGGTAATAACCTGCAAGTGATCCGCGTTGTAAATCAAGCAACCGCTAGAAACGCTGTAGCAAACGCATCAGCTACAGCAGTTATTATTAGAAACGAAGATCATTACACAGCATCTTACTCAAGCGGTGAAGGTACCGTGGGGGAATGGGCTGCTAAGTACCCAGGAACATTGGGTAATTCATTAAAAGTATCAATGGCTGATGCCAATGCCTGGTCTACATGGTCATATGCTGCTAACTTTGATGCTGCTCCAAGCACATCCGCTTACGTTAGCAACCTTGGTGGCTCACACGACGAAGTACACATTGCTGTTATTGATGAAGACGGTTTGTTTACTGGTACTGCTGGTACCGTGGTTGAGAAATTTGCTTTTGCATCTAAAGCCTCAGACGGTAAAAAAGCTGATGGAACTTCTGCATACTACAAAGATGTTGTAAATACCCAGTCCGCATACATTTACTGGATGGATCATACATCTAACGTTACTGCTTCTGGTACAGCTTGGGGTAATGCAGCCAATGCATCCCTATTTGCTAACCTGACATCTAACGTTACAGTATCTTTGTCACAAGGTGTATCTGCTGATAGTCCTACAGACGGTAACATTACAAGCGCCCTGGCCTTGTTTGCTAACGATGAACAGTATGATATCTCGTTAATGCCTCTAGGCTCTGCATCTGCTACTGTTGTTAACTTTGCAATCTCTAGTATTGCTGAAGTAAGAAAAGATGTTATCGTTTTTGCTTCTCCAACGCTTGCTAACGTTGTTAATAACGCTGGTTCTGAAGCAACAGACATTTCTACATTCCGTGATTCTCTAACATCTAGCTCATATGCGGTGTTGGATTCTGGATGGAAGTACCAATATGACCGCTATAACGATGTATATCGCTGGGTACCACTGAATGGTGATACAGCCGGTCTTGCAGTTCGTACAGACTTCGTTGCTGATCCATGGTTCTCGCCTGCTGGCTTTAACCGCGGCCAGGTTAAGAACGTTGTTAAATTGGCTTTCTCTCCCGGTAAGACAGATCGTGACACATTGTACAAAAAGGGTGTAAACCCCGTTGTTACATTCCCTGGTAACGGTACAGTTCTATTCGGTGACAAGACATTACTGGCTAAGCCTTCAGCCTTCGATCGTATTAACGTTCGTAGATTGTTTATTGTGCTTGAAAAAGCAATTGCTACAGCTGCTAAGTTCCAATTGTTCGAGTTCAACGACCCGTTCACAAGAGCCCAGTTTAGAAACCTTGTTGAGCCGTTCCTACGTGACGTTCAAGGTCGCCGTGGTATTACAGACTTTAAAGTAGTTTGCGATGAGTCTAATAACACAGCTCAAGTTATCGATACCAACAACTTTGTTGCCGATATCTTTATCAAGCCAGCTCGTGCGATTAACTTCATACAGCTCAACTTTATTGCAACTCGCTCCGGAATTTCTTTCGAAGAAGTCGGCGCTTAATAAAGGAGAGAACAAATGACAACATTTAACGTAGAACGTTTTAAATCCGCACTAACTAACGGTGGTGCACGTCCTAACCAGTTCGCGGTTCAATTGTCGTTCCCGACATATGTAACTAGCCAGTCTTTGGCTGTTGCAAGAGCCCCGTTCTTGGTCTCTGTTGCTGAGTTACCTGGTCAAACAGTTAACCCTGCCATCGTTCAGTATCGTGGTCGTGAAGTAAAATTCGTTGGCGATCGCGTATATGCACCTTGGACCATTACTGTATTGAATGACGCCGAAATGTCTATTCGTACAGCCATGGAGCAATGGATGAACGGTATGGAAGACTATGCCAACAAGTTTGGTAGACTTCAGCCTTCAGAATACCAACGCGACATGCAAGTGTTTCAGTTGGACAGAAATGGTAATGCATTAAAATCATATAACATTGTTAATTCATTCCCCGTTGATCTATCACCCGTAGCTTTGGACTTTGGTGCTAACGACCAAATCTCTACATTTACTGTGACATTCCAATACCAGCACTTTACAACTTCTAACAACCCAGCTGGAAGTATTGTAAACTTTGGTGGTATTTTTAATCGTTAATCATTGAAAAATATATAATGGCGCTATCACTATTTGGTTTTACTATTGGTCGTGAAGATAAGCAATCGGATTTAAAAAGTCAATCTTTTATAACTCCGGTTTCTGAAGACGGTACCTCCACGGTTTCGGCCGGGGGGTATTTTGGTACGTACGTTGATATTGATGCTTCAGCTCGCTCGGAGAGTGAACTGATTTCTCGTTATCGAGACATCTCAACCTATCCAGATGTGGATAATGCTATTGAAGAAATCGTCACAGAGGCAATTGCAGCTGTGGACAGCGAAGATCCAGTCTCTTTAGATCTAGAGAAACTGGAACTTTCTGATAGTATAAAGAATAAAATTCGTGATGAGTTTAATGAAGTCGTTTCTTTGTTGGATTTTAAAGACAGAGCACACGATATCTTTAGACGCTGGTACATTGACGGTCGTTTGTACTATCAAAAAGTTATTAATCCTGCACAAACCAAACAAGGTATTCAGGAATTAAGATACGTTGACCCTCGTAAAATTAGAAAAGTACGAGAGGTTAAGAAGGATAGATTACCTTCAGGTGTAGAGGTTATTAAGTCAATAGATGAATTTTTTATCTATAATGAAAAAGGCTTAAACTATACCGCTGGAACTAATCCTAATAACAACAACGGTATAAAGATTGCAACCGATACAATCACATTTGTTCCTTCCGGTCTTCTAGATCTAGATAGAAACGTTGTATTAGGTTATCTGAATAAAGCAATCAAGCCAACTAATCAGTTGAAGATGATGGCTGACTCTTTGGTTATCTACCGATTGAGTAGAGCACCTGAGAGAAGAATTTTTTACATTGACGTGGGTAACTTACCTAAGTTAAAAGCCGAGCAGTACATGAAAGACATCATGGCCCGGTACCGTAATAAAGTCATTTATGATTCTACTACTGGTGAGATCAAAGATGACCGTAAGTTTATGACAATGCTTGAAGACTTCTGGTTACCAAGACGTGAAGGTGGTCGTGGTACAGAGATCACTACACTGCCAGGCGGAGAAAACTTAGGTCAAATTGCTGATATTGAGTACTTCCAGAACAAAGTATATCAGTCCTTGAACATTCCGTTATCTAGATTTCAACAGAATTCAGGATTTAACTTTGGTAGACAGGCAGAGATCTCTAATGATGAGATTAAGTTTGCTAAGTTTGTAAGCAGATTGCGTAGAAAATTTAACGCATTGTTTGACGATCTATTAGAGACCCAATTGGTCTTAAAAGGTATTATTACTCCTGAAGACTGGTCATCGATTAAGTCAAAGATTGATTACAAGTATGCCCAGGATCAGTATTACCAAGAAATGAAAGATGCAGAGAACCTTCGCAATCGCGTTGACGTTCTTAATCAGATGTCTCCTTATGTTGGCATATACTACAGTAAAGATTATATTCGTAAGAACATTCTTAAACTATCTGATGCTGAAATTAAGCAAATAGAAAAAGAAAATGAAACAGACCCGGTTGAAATTCAACCCGGTATGCCTGGTTCTGAACAAGTAGCCGCGTTAAGTCGCGAAACTAACGCTGCTACAGGGCAATAAATAATATATCATTAGGAGAACATTGTGGATACAACAGAAATTATTAACAAGATGATTGATGATATCATTGATGGAAACAATACAGATGCAAAGACTGGTTTTGAATCAGCTATTTCAAATAAATTAACTGACGCTTTAGATGCAAAAAAAGTCGAGCTTGCCCAGTCACTCTATAACCAGGAAGAAGAAGATGAACCTGTTCCATCTGAGGAATAAGTTAGAAGAAAAACATCTTACTCCAGCTGAATTAAAGAAGCGGGAAGAAGT